GCAAACGTAAATAATGATAACTGCATATATCCTATACCAGGGTGTACAGATCCTTTAGCTTTTAATTTTGATTTAGAATCTAATGTTAATGACGGTAGTTGCATCCCCGTCTTAATAGGGTGCATGGATCCTATAATGTATAATTATAATAATGAAGCGAATACAGAGAGCGATAATTGTATCCCTTTTATATTTGGGTGTACTGATTCTATTGCATTTAATTATGACCCTGTTGCTAATACCGATAATGGATCTTGCGTCTCAGTAGTATATGGGTGTATTAACAGTCAATCTCTTAATTATAATGAGAGTGCAAACACCGATGATGGTTCGTGTATAAACATAATATATGGTTGTACTGATAGTACTATGTATAACTATAACCCTTTAGCCAATACAGACAATCAATCTTGTATATTATTTATATATGGGTGTGATGACCCTAACGCTTTAAACTACAACGTTGATGCTAACACAGATGACAATAGTTGTATTCTTCCTATATACGGGTGTATGGACTCTACAGCTTTTAATTATAATCCTTTAGCAAATTCAGATAACGAAACATGTGATAGTATTGTATATGGCTGTACTAACCCTATAGCTTTAAATTATATTTCTCAAGCAAATGTAGACGATGGTCTATGTATTACTCCTATATATGGTTGTACAGATAACACTATGTACAATTATAATCCTTTAGCTAATACTGATAACGAATCATGTATATCTTTTGTGTATGGGTGTGATGATCCTGCTGCTTTAAATTATGATGCTGAAGCCAATACAGATGATAACAGTTGTATCCTTCCTATATATGGTTGTATGGATTCTACTTCTTTTAACTATGATGTTCTTGCAAATACAGATAACGAGTCTTGCATAGAAGTAGTTTATGGATGTACAGATCCTGCAGCATTTAATTACAATGTTCAAGCTAACACAGAAGATTTTTCTTGTGTTGATGTAGTGTATGGGTGTACAGACGAAAACGCTTTTAATTACGACTCTTTAGCTAATACGGATAATGAAGGTTGTATAGATGTGTTAGAGGGGTGTATGGATCCATTTGCATACAACTATGATGTTTTATATAATACAGATGATGGAAGTTGTTTATATGACGCAGGTTGCATTGATGGACCTGGTATACCATACTGGTTAAATGACACTTGCTACGCTTGGGTAATTATGGTAGATCCTTACTGTTGTAATAACAATTGGGATAATAAATGTCAACAACTATATTGGAGTTGTTTTGGGGACAGTGATTTAGATACTAGAGATTTACTTAGAGGGCATAATGTAGTCATGTATCCTAATCCTATGGGTGATGTTTTAAACATCTTAACAAATGGCCCTGTATCAATAGAAGCACATGACATAACAGGTAGACTTGTTATAAAAATAAAAAAGAATCAAACACATAAAGGATTGAATCAACTAAATGTAAGTTTATTGCCAGCAGGTGTATATAATTTTAGTGTAACTTATGAAGGTAGAACTACAACTGCAAAAGTTTTAAAGAGATGAAAAGATTATTACTAATATTATTATTTATTCCTTTACTTGGAAACTCTCAAGGGTTACATAAGATATTTAAATATTCTACCATATATGCTGCAGTAAATGGAGGCACATCTTTAGGTGACAATCAAATATGGTCAGTAACCTCAGGAACGTTAGAAGAAGATGTTGTTAAAACACCATTTGATTACAATATATCTATAGGTATTAGAAAGATAAAAAGGTTTGGATATGAAAATCGTGCTAATACTTTTTATAACGGTACAGAAAGGTCTTACTCAGATGCCGCCACAATTGGTAGAGTCGATGGTTTTGAGTATTTATTTGAAGCTGATTTTGTAAGGCGTTTAGGTGTAAACTATATTAATCAGCATCACTTTGTAAGATATGTTGCAGATAATTGGGTTAGTAAAGTAGAGTACTTAGAAGATGGCTTTGCTGATATAAAGTATTTTGAGGCTTCAGAAAGATATAGATTAAAGGTAAGGGACGGTAAGCTTTCGTTTAACGGGGGTTTTGTGCAAAGACTTGCCGAACCTTATGGCTTTAATCCTTTAGAGGACTGGGTATTAGATAATGGAACTCTTCATTATACATACCTAGCTCTTCAAGAGGGGTATTCTATATCTTTAGATGGAGAGTATTTCTCTCCAAATGGAGACCTCGTAGCAAACAGTCAAGCTGTATGGGAAGAGGTTGTTATACCACAAGTTATAAATAATTATGTAGAAAAACAAAGAAACTCTATATCTAATATTGTTGAGTACTCTTTTGTGTTAGGTTTAGACTATTATCATTTTACAAAAGATTTTTGGCTTCACTCTTGGGGAAACCTTATGCCACACCACCTAGACAATGATAATGAATACTCATATCATAAGTATAATGGTGGTCAGTGGATTGATTATTCAGGTGGTTTAATATTTGGTTATAAATTTAATAAAAGTTTAGGTATATTTGTAGAAGGTAAGTATAACAAATATTGGAACAGAAGATGGCACAACTTTAGCGTTGGTCTTAATTATGTAATATTTTAAAAGATGACAAAAGAATTAAATGAAGATACAACTCTACAGCTAAGTATAAAAACATTAGCTGGTATAGCAGCATTAATCTTTACACTAGTAGGTATGTGGTTTACTCTGCAGGCAGAAATAACAGAAGCAAAAGAATTACCTTTACCTCCTGACCCAGAAATTACTCGTATGGAGTATGATATGAAAGATCAGCTTATACGTCAAACTATTATGACTACACAGGATGATGTTAAAGAAATTAAAACACAAATGCTGAGGATGGAGGAGAAGATTGATAAGTTAAGATAGATTTATGAAAAACTTACTAATTACATTTTTTTTTATATCATTATCTGCTTTTAGTCAAGACTTTCCTAGCGGTATGGTAGCTGTTGAGTTTAATGCTAGCTTTAATAAAACTAACGAAGTAGGTTGGCTACCAAAACTATCAGACTGTGAAACTAAAAGAGTTGATATAACTGCAGACTCAAGATGGTCTAAAGAGTATAAAATAGTGGTTGTTCCTACTATTGTTATATTTAATAATAACGAAGAAGTAAAAAGATTTCAAGCAAATATAATGATGACTATGGAGGCTACTAAGAGTGAGGTTCAAAACTCTATAGACGAAATAGTCATGGAAGCGTTTTAAATTTAAATTATGAAGTTAAGTGAAAATTTTTCTCGTGCAGAGATAGAACACAGCAACACAGCAAAAAGATTAGGCATTAGCAATGAGATGTCAGAAAAACATTTGGGAAACATGCAAAGGCTTATTGATAACCTTATACAACCTCTTAGGGATGGTATTGGTCCTATTCGTATTAGCAGTGGTTATCGTAGCCCACAACTCAATAAAGCTATTGGTGGATCAACTCGAAGTCAACATAGTAAAGCTGAAGCTTTGGATTTACAATACTGGAGTGACGGAAAAATGAATAACAAAGTTATTTATGATTGGATTTTAGATTCAGGTTTAGAGTTTGATCAGATGATAAACGAGTTTGATTTTTCTTGGATACATGTATCGTTAAAAAAGAATAGTAATAGAAAGCAGGTGCTAGAGGCTTATAAAGATGATGATGGGGATACTGCTTATAAATTAGTATAGTTATGAGTAAATTATTAAGTTTTTTAGGTGGTGGAGTAATAGAAAAGGTAGGTAACGTAATAGATAACCTATCTACATCTGACGAAGAAAGATTAGCTGCTAAACAGGCTATGGAAGAAGTTCTTATGCAAGCTGAGGCTCAAGCTCAAGAACAAGTTACTAGACGTTGGGAGGCAGATATGAAGTCTGACAACTGGTTGTCTAAGAATATTAGACCTTTGATATGTATATTTTTAACTGCAATTTTTGTAGTTTTGTCAGTGTTTGATGGGAATGCAGGAGGTTTTGAGATTCAAGAAAGTTATATTCCAATATATCAAACGTTATTAATAACAGTATATGGAGCTTACTTTGCTGGTAGGTCTATAGAAAAAATAAAGAAAAATTAAAATGAGTTCATTAAAAGGTAAATCAATATCTCAAACATATCAAAGGTTACTTCAAACGTCATCTGAGGTTTCTGATACAACTTTAAAAGCTGTAGAAACGGGGGATGGTAATTTCACATCTATGAAGTTATCAAGTGATAAGGCAGAGTTTTTAAGAGTTGGTGTTGGTACTGGTGGAGTTTCACCAGATGGTTTAATTCACATTTATTCTGCTAGTGCTGGCTCTGTAACAGCTAGCTCTTTCGCTAGAGAGATTGTTTTAGAAAACTCAGCAGATTCTGGATTATCTATACTATCTGGTACTTCAGCATCAGGTAATATATATTTTGGTGACGCTAATGATAATGATGCTGGTAGGATATTTTATGATCATTCTGAAGATTCTTTAACGTTTTTTACCTCTGGATCTCGTTCAATGAAGATAGACTCCTTGGGTAATCTTAATGTAGTTGGTACTGTATCTCAATCAGATGATAGGTTTGAACTTGTAGAGTACTTTGAAAAAGTTCCAAGTTTAGGTATAACAGATGCTCAAGTAACTCAATCTTCAAGTGCAACTACAGCTGTTACTTTAAACGCAAAGTATGGTATAATAACTATGCAGTCAGTTGATTTGGCTGCTACAGATACTGTTGAGTTTACTTTTAACAATAATCACATATATGGAGCCACATCTCAAGTTTTAGTTTCTTTTACAGAATCTTCAGGAACTATAGCTGATAACGCTATGATTAATGTGCTTGTTCATGATATTTCTGATGGTAGTTGTAAAATAAGAATTGGTACTAATGGAACTGATGTTGCAGCTCAAGCATTTAAATTGTTTTTTGTAGTAGATTCTTACGTTATTCCTAATCAAAATTTTGTTTTAGGTGGTACTAGTTCTGGTTCTCTTCAAGTAAGTGTTAATGCTGGAAGACCTACTAATGGTTTTGCTGGACTTAAATTAATTACTGGAAGTAGTGATAATGATTACAGTGTTTTAACCACTAGAGCTGGTGAGACTGAAATGCCAGCTGGTGTAGATTCTTCAGCTTGGACCTCTGTAGCTTTTGGTACAGAAAATAGAATACAACTTAATATTTCTGTATCTACAGCAGCTACTATAACTAATACTGCTATATGGGCTGGATTAAAACTAACAGAGGTTGGGAATTACGCTACAGATGCAAATCAAGCTTACTTTTTGTATGCTACTGATGATGATTTAGGTGCTTTAACAACAAATGGTAATCTTCATTTTGTCTATAGTATATCGGGAACAGATTATGTAACAGATTTAGGTATAGCAATTACTGCTAGCACAGTTTATAAGTTAAGAATAGATTTTGATGCAACTAGAAGAGTTAGTGTTTTTGTAAACAATGTTCAGTACGGGTTGACTTCTACACCAACAACAACAACTGCAGGTGGTGTAACTCAAACCAACTCTCAGGCAAAGTCTTTAATTATGACTGACGATATAGATTTATTACCTTTTTTAGGAGTTCAAGCTTTAAGTGCATCAACTGCTGGTCTTCAAGTTGGATTTATAAAAATATCTAGAGATTTATTCGAATAATAAATTTAAATTAAAGAAAAATGGAAGCAATAAACCCTATTATAAGAAAAATAACAATAGGGGACTTAAAGCAAGGACTGACTTATCAAGTAGGTCAAAAGATGCTTGGAGGTTCACTAGAAGTCACCGCAATAATACAGGACGAGGCGGCTTGGTATAAACATCAACAAGTAGTGTATGATGTGTACATAAAAAAAGATGGTGAAGAGTTTTCAAGGCCTTGGAAAAGGTTTTTCTCTCAGCCAACAGCTATAGAATATAACACTGCAGTACTGGAAGAAGAGTACGAGGTTAAGTAAAGATTAAACTTAAATATAAGCAAAAATGAAGCCAATTAAAGATGTCTACTGGATAGAGGTAGAAAAAGAAACAGAGGATACGTTAATGCTAAATGGTCAAGAGATATACAGAGACACATCTTACGATCCTATGAAGTTAGCGAGACAATACGGTACGGTGTATAAGACACCTATGCAGGAAACTAAAGAGACAGGAATACAGGAAGGTGATAAAGTTTGGTTTCACCACTTTATAGCAACACCTGTAAACCTTGTTAAACATGCTGATAAGGATAACATATATCAAGCTTTTGCAGAGCAGATATATCTTATACAAAGAGGCGAAGAGTACATTCCTGTAGGAGTATGGAACTTTATGGAGCAAGAGATGAAAGAACCAGAGCAATCTGAGTCTGGAATATTTCTAGAGAGATCAGCTTCTGAAGTTGAATTTCATGGACATGCAGTTATTATAAATGACTGGATGAAAGAGCAAGGAGTTAAAGAAGGCGATAGAGTTATGTGGAGTGAAAACTCTGAGTATGATATGGATATAGATGGAAGAAAACTTCTTCGTATGCGTAACTTTGATGTCTTAGCAGTATATGAAGGAGCAGAATAAAAATTATGCTCTTGAGACTTTAGAAAAGTTAATAGAAGCAAGTAAAGGAGCTGTAGATCTTCTTATAGAAGAAATAGGTAAACCTTTAATAGAAGAAGACGATGCTAAAAGAAGACAGGCTATAAAAGCAAAAAGAGAATGCTTTGAAGACTGTCAAGAAATTCTTTTAGGAATAAAAAACCTTGAAGATAGAATCAAGGAAGGAGAATCCTTAATAGAAGAGAAAAAAGATTTTAAAGGATCTTTTGCTGAACGGTATGCAAAAAAGTGATATGATATATCTTATTGAAGGTAGTGAAGGAGAAGTATTAGAGTTTGATAACTTAAAAATAGTTCTTCCTAAAAAACCTAGATATAAAAAAGACATACTGTATTATAACCTACCTAAGAAACAACAGAGGTGGACTAGAGAGGATATACCAAAGGGGTTAACAAGGGAGAACGCTACAGATTATGTAGACTATATAGAAGAGGAATTTAGAAGAAGAAGGGAGGGTTTATGGTTTTATAACAACGGTGTTCCTACTTATATTACTGGATCTCATTATATGTTTATCCAGTGGAGTAAAATAGATGTTGGTTTTCCTGATTACAGAGATGCTAACAGAACGTTCTTTATTTTTTGGGAAGCGTGTAAAAACGACAAGAACTCTTACGGTATGTGTTTTCTTAAAAACAGACGTAGTGGTTTTTCTTACATGGCTAGTAGTGAGATAGTAAATCAAGCTACTCAAGTTTACGATAGTAATTTTGGTTTACTGTCTAAAACGGGTGCTGATGCTAAGACTATGTTTACAGACAAGGTAGTTCGTATATATAGAAACTACCCTTTCTTTTTTCAACCTATACAAGATGGTTCTAGTAATCCTCGTGTAGAGTTGGCATTTAGAGAGCCTGCTAAAAAGATTACTAAAAATCAAAAGCATATAGAAAAGTCTGAAGCTTTAAACTCTATTATAGATTGGAAGAACACTGCTGATAACAGTTATGATGGTATGAAGCTAAAGCTTTTGGTTCATGATGAGGCTGGTAAGTGGACAGGTCAAAACTCTATAAAGAAAAACTGGGGTGTGACTCAAACTTGTTTATTACTTGGTAGAAAGGTGGTAGGTAAGTGTATGATGGGATCCACTGCTAATAAACTGCAAGATGGTGGTGCAGAGTTTAAAGATATATTTCATAACTCTGATATGTCGGAAAAAGATCTTAATGGTAGGACTAAAAGTGGTTTATATAAACTATTTATTCCTGCTTATGATAATCTAGAAGGGTTTATAGACGAGTATGGATATAGTGTTATAGACACTCCAGATAAACCTGTAATGGGTATTGATGATATGAATATTGATACTGGTGCTAGAGATTACATACAAAACAGAAGGGACGCTTTAAAGGATGATACTACTGCTTTATCTGAGTTTAAAAGACAGTTTCCATTTACTGTAGAGGAAGCTTTTAGAAATGACACACAAAGTTGTATATTTGATGTCGAAAGAATTTATCAGCAGATGGATTATAACGAGGTTAATAATACTCCTACGACAAGGGGAGAGTTTGTTTGGAAAAATGGCGTACAAGACAGCGAGGTTATTTGGATACCTCACAGAAAAGGCAAGTGGGAAATTACTTGGGTTCCAGAAGTTCAGAACCAAAATGTTATTACATCTAGGCATAACAAAAAGTTCCCTGGTAAATCAGATGCTTTGGTTGCAGGATGTGACCCTTATGATCATGATACCACTACGGATGGTAGAAGGTCTGATGCTGCTGCTCATGTATTTCATAAGTTTAGCATGGCAAGTGATGCTTCTATGCAGTTTGTGTGTGAGTACATTAATAGACCTCCTAAAGCGGAGATATTTTACGAGGACATGATTAAGATGTGTGTATTCTATGGGTGTCAGATATTGGTAGAGAATAATAAAGTAGGAATACTAAAGTATTTTGAAAACAGAGGGTACTATGAGTACCTTATGGACAGACCAGACATGACTCACACAGAGTGGAGTAGAGGAAAACAAAAAACCAAAGGTATACCTGGTTCGGGTGCTGCAGTAATAAACGCTCAAGCAGAAGCTATAGCAACCTACATATATGATCACGTAGGTTATAGTGCAGACACAGGAGAGATTGGTAGGTGTTATTTTAACACGCTTTTAGATGATTGGAGTAGATTTGAAGTAGATAATAGAACTAAGTACGATGCTAGTATATCGTCTTCATTAGCTTTACTAGCATCACAAAAATATATAAAACCTAAAAAGAAATTAAACGTGTCATCTCCTTTTGTTAAGAAGTATAGCAATAAAGGAATTTATAGTAAAAGAATAAAAACATGAACTACGGTAACGATAAAAACAAATTAAATGGTTATCCATCACCTTTAGCTACTAACGAAGAAAAGGCTGCAAAAGAATATGGTCTTGAGTACTTTAAAACAATGTACTACGAGTGGCATAACAATGGAGATGTATACTTTAGAGATCGTAAGATGCGATATAGTCGTAATAGATCTTATGCTGAAGGTAATCAGGACGTAGGTAAATACAAAGACCTTCTTGATGTTCAAGGTGACACATCCTACCTTAATATAGATTTTTCTCCTGTATCTGTTATTCCTAAGTTTGTTGACGTTATTGTTAACGGGATGGTTAATCAGGAGTATGACATAAAAGCTAAAACTATAGATCCTGTTGCTGCTAACGAAAGAATGGAGAAGAAAAAACAGATGTATGGAAACATGCTTACTAAAGATTTTTTACAAAGCTTAGAAGACGAGACTGGACTTTCTTTAGCTCCTAAAGAGTTTGTAGCTGAAAGTTCTGAAGAGATTGAAATGTTTATGGCACTTAACTATAAACAAAATGTAGAGATAGCTTTAGAGAAGGCTATAGAGTATACTTTAGATATTAATGACTATGACGAGGTTAAAAGATATATGATTCGTGACCTTGTTGTTTTAGGTTTATGTGCTGCTAAAACAGAAATTTCAAAAACAGAAGGTGTTAAAATACGTCACGTTGATCCTATGAACCTCATAACTTCTTTCTCTGCTAAACCAGACTTTAAGAATATACGACATGCAGGTGAGGTTTACTCTATTACTATATCTGACCTCAAACAGCAAGCTGGTGATGAGTTTAGTGAAGATGATTACATTAAGATAGCTAGAGAGTATGCTGGCAAAAACAATAACCCAGTAAATTATGGTACTCAAGCTTACTATGAAAATGGTAACGAAACTTATGATTACGATAAGTTTAGTGTAAACATATTAGATGCTGAGTTTATTACAAGTCACTCTTTAAAATACGAAAAGAAAGAAAATAAATTTGGTGGTTATTCTGTAAATAAAAAACCATCTAATTACAAGAAGCCTAAAAAATCTAAAACAAAAAGAGAAGATATAGGTCAAACAGTAAAGGTTATATATAAAGGAAAATATATTGTAGGTACAGAATACTTGTTTAATTATGGTATGATGAAAGATATGCCTAGACCTAAGTCTAACTTATCTGAAACAAGGTTATCTTACATAGTATATCAGCCTAATCTTTACAAAATGAAGAGTCGTTCTTTAGTTGATAGAATGATTCCTTTTGCTGACCAGATACAATTAGCTCACCTTAAGATACAACATGTTCTTGCTAAGGCTAGACCAAAAGGTGCAGCGTTTGAAATAGGATCATTAGAAAACGTTTCAAAAGGTGATGGTGGTACGTTCACTCCGTTAGAGCTTCAAGAGATCTACGATCAAACTGGTAATATATACTATAGACGTATAGATGATGAAGGTCAAATGACTGGAGCTATGCCTATACAAGAACTAGAAAATGGTATAGGTCGTGATTTTAACACTCTTATAGGTGTTTATAATCATAACATGCAAATGATTAGAGATGTAACTGGTGTAAACGAATCAAGAGACGCATCTAAACCATCTAGTGAAGCTTTGGTTGGAGTTCAGAAATTATCTTTACTAGCATCTAATAATGCTACTAGAGATATTAACGATGCTTACCTTAACGTTACAACAAGAGTATCTCAAAGTATAACTGTTCGTATGCAAGACTTAGTAAACTTTAAGGGTTTACATAAGATGTATACTAACGTTATAGGGGATACTGCAATGTACTCTATAGATATGATGAAGAAGTTATCTATACACGAGTTTGGTATAACTCTAGATGTTGCACCTAGCGAGGAGGAAAGGCAAATGATGGAGCAAAACATACAAGCATCTATAGCTCAGAAAGAGATTAGATTAGAGGATGCTATTATGATTCGATCTATTAAGAACATTAAGATGGCTAATCAGATGCTTATCTTAAGAAGAAAAAAATATCAACAAGAGCAACAAGCTATGGCTCAACAGGCGTCTCAACAAAACGCTGAGTTGCAACAGCAGTCAGCTCAACAAGCTGCACAGTTAAAGCAACAAGAAATGCAAGCTGAAATGCAGATAGAGCAAGCTCGTGTTCAAGCTAAAGCTCAAGCGGAGATGCAGTTAAAGCAACTTGAATACCAACTTAAAGAACAGTTTGAGCAGGCTCAACACCAAAGAAGGTTAAGAGAGATAGAGCTTGGAAACCTTGGGAAAGAAGGTCAAGCGTCTATTCAGGGTAGTGTTAGAAAAGAAGTTCAAGAGCAGTCTGCTATGAATCAATCTCAGATGATTGAGCAAAGAAAAGATCGTAGAGGTCCTCTAGGTGATGAGCAAAACATATCCCAATAGTTTGATATTAATATAAAATAAATTATATTTGCGAAAATAACTAAATTAAATTTAAGACAATGGATATAAGAGATGAATTAGTAAAACAGTTTGGAGGCGAGGTTGTACAACCTGAATCTAAACAAAATATCGTTGACTTGACTGGTGATGAAAACCAAGCAGTCGAGTCAGAGCAACCTGTAACGCAGGAGCAATCTAACGTTATAGACTTGACAGGTGAGAGTTCTTTAAATACTGAGGAAACTACTAACGTTGAGGAACAATCTCAAACTAGTCAACCACAAGAGGGTGAAGAAATCAGTGATGATGAAATTGTCTTACAATACCTTAGCGAAAAGCTTGGGAGAGAGGTAACATCATTTGATGATTTTGGCACAACAACTAGTACAGAAACAGAAAGCAATGACTTTGCTAGCGAGCAGCTTCAAGTTATTAATGAGTATGTTAAAAACACTGGTCGTACAGTTCAAGATTACCTAAACACTCAAACGGTTGATTTAACCAACGTGTCTGATGACGCTTTAATGAAGGAGTATCTACGATTAGATAACCCAGATTTAACTGATGCAGAGTTAAATGATTATATGGCGACAACGTACAAAACAGACAAAGAGGCTTATAGTGCGAGAGAAACTAACGCTGGTAAGGTTCAACTTATGAAGGACGCTAAAGCTGCTAGAGACTACTTTAATCAGGTTAAAGAGGATTACGCTATGCCAATTAAGGCAGACGATCCTGGAATATCTGAAGCAGAAAGAGGTGAATGGTTATCTCAAATGGAGGGAGAGGTTAATGACCTTGAAGGTTTATCATTTGAAATGAATGACCAAGGCGAGGAGTATGTTTATAATCTTGATGACGAAGCTCGTAACGAGATTAAGAATTATAACTCTAACCTAGAAAACTTCTTTGATAAGTATGTCGATGAAGGTGGTAACTGGGATTTTGATTCTTTAAACACTGATATGTACATCTTAAATAATGTAGATAAAATTATTAGAGGTGTTGCTAACCAGTACAGAAGCAAAGGAACAGAAAGCGTAATTAATGAGATTAAGAACCCTTCGTTTACACAAGATAAACAAGCGGCTCCTCAGAAACAAGAGTCAACTCTCGATATGTTGAGACGACAAATACTTGGTTAAAAAATTAATTATTATTTATTTAAAAATATAAAAAATGGCAACAGTAAATATACCTTCGGGTTTAATAGCTACACCTTCCAATGTAGCGGTTGCAACAACATCTAATTATGTTGGTACTTCAGCATTAATTAACGCTGATGGTAACGCAAGTGCAGGACTTACATAAACGTGACGTTGATGAGCAACTAATTAAGCGATACGGTAATCAAGGGATTACTGGATTAATGGAATTATTGGGGAATAAAAAAGAAACAACAGCTCAAACTTTTGAACACTATGAAGAAACTCTTCTTCATAACCACTTTACAGGTGCTATCTCTAGTAACGATTTAACAATCGACAATGCTTTTGATGATGCTGGTGATGCTTCAGGTAATACAGCAGTTCGTGATGGTGACCTTATTTTAGGTAACACAGGGGTTATGTATTATGTGGCTGGTAAAGCTGATGGTTCTGCATCTTCTCAACCAGAAGATAACTTTCAATTAAAATTAGTATCTAGTGGTGCTTTAGCTGGATCTCCTGCTGATACATCATTTACTATTGTAGGTAATGCTTACGCAGAGCAAACTGATCAACCAGGTGGTATTACTCCTCGTGTAGATCAGTACTCTAATAAGTGTCAGATTATTAAAGAGTCGTTTGTAGTTTCAGGTTCTGAAGCAACTAACGCTGTTTATGTAAAGGTTACTTCTCCAGAAATGGGAACAGGATACTTATGGTACTTACAAGGTGAGGCTGATACTTACCAACGTTTTATGGACTACTCTGAGCTTGCAATGATTGTTGGTCAAGCTGCTACTGGATTAGAAGATGGTGCTACAGATGGTGCTGGTTCTGCTGTTACAACAACAGAAGGTCTTTTACAGTTTATGGAAACTAAAGGACAATCTATGGATCTTGGTTCTTCAGCAATAACAATGGCTGACTTTGATGCTGCTGTTAAGTCTTTAGACAA